GACAAGTCGATAGTCGCCAGTGATCCGTCGCGGGAAGCTCGTAGAACCAGGTCGCCTGATTTAGCTTGGTCTTTAAAGTCGATAAACCCTCCTAGGTAAGAGGTGTTAATCTTCTCTATAAGCCAATCCGCTAACAGATTTTGAGTGAACATATGTTCACTCGGCTCTGCAGCGATGATCCTAGGACCTTTTGCGGTCTTTGGAACACATATCAGTCGAGCAGGTACCTCGTGATTGGGCGGCTTAGGTCGCCCATCAAGAGGCATCTTACCAGTGGTCTCCCACGGGTACAGGCTTTGGAGCTTCGCAGACCAGTTACGGAATCGGAACTTATCAAAGAACCGACCCGGCCGCTCTGCAACGGCACCAGGTCCATGTCTAAGGCCTAGTCCACGGCCCTCTGCCCTTCTTGCTTCGATGAAGCAGTCGGGACAGAAGGTACCGAGCTCTGCTGCGACAGCGTCAGCGACCCGCTGGCATCTGTCGAGTAGTAGCTTCTCTCTCGCTCCACGTCCGAGATTGTACTCGGGGTAAAGCGGAAGATCAGGACCCAGACTGTCACAAAGGTGAACGCGAGTGCGAGCACCAGTACAGTCCAAGGCATCGCGTCCCCACGAGAGAGTGGGCGCGACGAGTGATGATTCGACATGAATGTACTCCTCTATAGCTTTGAGCGTACGCTTACGGCTACAGGGAACCTCTATCTTCTTTCCAAGGCAGAGTATCTGCCTAAGGAATGCGATAGCATTCACATCAGCGTCACTACGTAGACACAAATCTCGATCAAAGATCCTCATATACAGTCCCGCGAATAATCGCGGCACTGGATACTGCTTCGAGTACCTCTTGGTACCCGTTGCGTCAAGGAGGCCAGTCTTGAGTCCCTTAAGTAAAGCGGACTCTCGAGCTGGAAGGTCAAGGGTGAATATCCCAAGACCTCGACTTGATACGAGTAGGGAGAGTCGCTCTATATCGAGCTCCAACCCCCTAATATTGGGGTATGCCTGCCGGATATCTTTGCAGATTCCGACAACGATGTGAAGAAGATTATCAGATTGGCTTTTCATCATCTTGTCCTTTCAGACAGGGGGTGAATCCAAACCTCTGACTCTCTTCCGATGATCACCTATATCGAATCGTTCTCTACGATTCGAAGTTGATCATTTTCGTCGCGTTTGCTTCCGACATGAAAGCAGACAGCCCGGCAACAAGCTTCGCCATATTGGCGGCAGTGTCGCCCACGTCCATTTCGAAGACGTGGTAGTCTTTCCGAATAGTCGGATAGACCGCGGGTGCGACCGGATACAGCATATGAATCAGCTCGACGTTGTGGCGGTCAACCGACTTGCCACCGCGCTTGGAGTCTGAATACGTGCTGTTCCGAATTCGCAGACGATACTCACCATCTGCTTCCTTGAGCAGATACTCTGAAGAGTACCCGTCTTGGTTGATGCGAATGAGATTCTTCGCAACAGCATTGATGGTGACGGTGAGCGGATCAGAGAACATAACTTCTTCCTTTCTTGGTAAAGTTCTCACAGGTACCCCTGATGGGCGTACCTTACCTCATTAACTTGAGGACTGAGACCGCACCAAGGATCGACAATTGGCGTCCGTCGAGGAAGCCAATTTGGGCACTTAATGAAGGCGTCGCCGGTCTTCTCCAGATCGAGGTCCGAGTGCCAATAAAGGGCGATACTTGTATCGTCCCAGAATTGGCGTCGTCCCACGAGCCTGTAGTGACCGTAGATGTACGAGTGATGAGTCTGACTTGATCATGACTCGCGTCGAAGTTGTTTCGAGTAGCCTTGACAAGAGTGCCAAGGTTAAAGAAATAATCTATCAACCACGACCATGGTAGCAGTTCATAAACTGCAGCGGGATCCATCCTGTAACCAGCGATGGTTCTCTTTACCACGTTCCTGACAGCAGCATCGGATTTCAACCAGTTACTGTTCGCATACCAGCGAACATGACCGGAGATTTCCACCTTGGTCAACTTAGCTAAGTTTACCGAGAGGCCTGAGGCCCCTTGGGACTGAACTAATTGTCCATTGACGGTACCTGAAGTGGTACCTTCCCAAAGTGCTACTGTACGACGCAAACCTCGGGTGCGGAGACGTTCAATTTCGCCAACACGGTCATCGACCAGTTTTTGAAATTGCATTAACGTTTCCACATCGCTCAAAAGAGGCACAATACCAAATTGCGTCATTAGATGCATCTTGGCTAAGTGCTGAAGTGATTTAAACTTCGGAACCTTCTTAAGCATCTTATTAAGACGCTTAGAAAATTCATCTTTGAGCAAGGGCCCCACGCTAAGGAGCTCCCCGATGTGTTCCATGGCCTCCATACTACTCCTACTAGGGTTAGTACGCGCGAGAGCCGAGGCAGCCAATTGGCCTGCCGATGGAACGTTCGGAACTGTAAGATGGGATACCGGCCAAGGGTCTCCTCGGTAGTACGTAGCTGGCCAATTTGTCCAGATGTACCCCGTTTGAGCCGAAGGCTGAGTACCGTTGATTAGACCGCCGGTGCGGGAAATCTTCTCAACTGTGAAGTTGAAATTATCTCCTTTACCGACCCAGTCTTCAACCCAG